ATTGTTTTAGAATTTAGAAGATTTTTGAATAAAAAAAAAATTCAAATAAGAGAAAATTCTGATATAATTAACACTCTAGATAACCATCGTGGATTTAGGGTGTTAAGAAAAACTTCAAAGGATATTAAAGACGATGAGGAAACTATGTATAATAAATATTGGAAATATTTAATAAGCGAGATTCCCAGTTCTTTTAATAACAATGATGAGGTTGATGCGGTTGTGAAGCATTTTGTTGAAAAGGATTTGAGGTAGATATTTTTATTATAAATAGTACAGGACACAAAAGGAGAAAATAATGAATTTCAAAAAATATTTAAAAGAAAGAGAAGAGATGTTTGATGGTATTCCGTTGGACTTAGAAAAGGACGGGGAGATTGAAGATGAGTTGGAAAAACCTTCTAATCCTTTTGGTAACTATTTAAATGAAGAGTTAAAAACTTCTTTGGGAGCACTTGGTAAAGATTTAATTGAGGCAATTTACAAATACGCTACGGAAGAATATGTTTCTGAGGATGATTTCACTTCTGAAGATGAGCAGATTAAGTACAATAACAATATTAGAAACAAGGTTAGTGAGTCTTATGGTGATTCTTTAACAGAGTTGTTGAGAAACATTGCCATCTTTATTATGAACACAAAATCCTCTATGACTAAATAAATTATTATGAATAGATTTCAAATTAAAAAGATATTACAAGAAAGTCTAAACGAGGTTATCCTTCCATCGAGGGAGAGGTTGTTCCTTGAGAGATTTAAAGGTGGTGTTATTGATGATTTTACAGATGATGAAATTATCATTTTAGAAAATTTGTTATCTATTGGGTTAATAAAGATACAAGAAAAACACTTTTTACTCTCATCGATGGGTAGGAATTATTTAAAAAGCTATCGGTTGTTTTAATTTTAGGGGGTTTGTGCTATGTATATGAAAAATCCCAATCTTCGTGCCGAGGGTGAAAAAATTGAAATGACTCAAGATGAGTTACGAGAGTATATAAAATGTAAAAAGAATATATTCCATTTTTCAAAGTATTTTTATATTACTACAGAAAACGGAACTGAACCTATTGATTTATATGGTTACCAAAAAAGGTTAATAAAACTTATTTTAACAAAAGAAAAAGATAGAAACAATAGAATAATAATGCTTCCGAGACAAACTGGGAAGACTACTATTGCTACATTAATTATTACTTGGTATGCTTTATTTCAAGAGAGTAAAACAGTTTCTCTTCTTGCAAACAAACAAGCACAGGCAGATGAAATTTTATTCAGAATTAAAGAAGCTTATGTAAGACTACCTTTGTGGTTACAGCAAGGTATTAAAAAATGGAATGCAAAAGAAGTTATTTTAGAAAATAATGTTAGATTATTCACTGCAGCTAGTTCGTCATCTTCTATTCGTGGTAAAACGGTTGACTTACAATTGGTTGATGAGTTTGCTCACTTGGATAATAATGTTGCGGAGTCTTTTATGCGTTCTGTGTTCCCTACTCAGTCAAGTAGACCAGATGGTATGCTCATGTTAATTTCCACACCAAATGGGATGAATCATTTTTATGATATTTGGAAAAAAGCTGTTGAGGGTAAGAATTCTTTTGTACCAGCGAAGGTTCAGTGGTGGGAGATAGGAAACAGAGACGAGAAATGGAAAGAAAAGCAAATACGAGATAATGGAATTCAGTATTTCATGCAAGAACATGCCTGTTTAATGGGTTATGAAGAAGTTCAAATTATAGATGAGAATGGTGAAGATAAGATAATTAAAATTGAAGAGTTGTTTAAAAATTATTCAAAATTTCAAAAGGAGATGGGGTTATGAGGTTTGGGAATGTAAAATTTATTGATTCCTCAAATGGTGATGGTGTTCGTGTGAGTTTATATGTAAGTGGTTGTAGGAATGTTTGTAAGGGATGTTTTAATCCAGAAACTTGGAATTTCAATTTTGGCGAGGAGTATACAAAAGAAACCGAAGATTCTATTATTGAGGGATGTAAAAAAGAGTATATTGCTGGTCTGAGTATTTTAGGTGGGGAACCTTTTGAGGAAGAGAATCAGAGGGAAGTGTTAGCGTTAATTAAAAGATTTAGAAAAGAGGTTCCAAATAAGACAATTTGGATGTGGTCTGGGTACACTATAGAAGATGAATTAAATGTTGGTAAGAGAAAAAACATAGAAGGTGTAACCTTAGATATATTAAAAAACATTGATGTTTTAGTTGAGGGAAGGTTTATTTTAGAAAAAAGAAATGTTTTGTTGGCACATCGTGGTAGTGAAAATCAAAGAGTATTAAATAAGAAAGATATTTTTAATAATATTTCGTTATAAATATATACAGGAAGTTTTATTCAAGGAGAGTTGTATTATGTTTAGAAGATATAAAAGAAAAAGAGTGATGTCAGAAAGGTCAAGAAGACAGTTTAGAAGAATGATGTTGGAAGGTAAAAGTAAAAAGATTGTTGCAAAAGATGACGACCATCTTGTGGAGATTGTTAAATCGGAGATTGCGAGACTTGGAAACAATGCAGATTTGAATCACATTGATGTAAGTAAAGTAGATAGTTTAGAATATCTTTTTGGTTATTTCCCTAAATTTAATGGTGATATTTCAAAGTGGGATGTTAGTAATGTTAAATACATGGGTGCGACTTTTCAAGGTTCGTCTTTCAATGGTGATATTTCAAAGTGGGATGTTAGGAATGTTATAGACATTGAATATATGTTTGAAGATTCAAAATGTGAATGTGATATTTCAAAGTGGAAATTAGAATCCTTTGACTCTGAAAATTTTGAAGATAAACATTTTAGTTATGACTTAAGTGATTATAATAGGGATAGCAATATTGATGAATCTTATCAAGATGCATTCGTAGAGTATTTTTGTAAAAATTCTTTCTATAGTAATTCAAGAAAGGGTGGCAATATTATTCGTAATTTAATGTTTAATAATAATTTAGATGCAGGTAATGATGATTTTTACGATAGTAGACGATTATCATACTACCGTTATTAATAAGTAAAAATCACAAGTGTTGTAGAAAGTTATTATTCCATCACAGGAGAAAGTTGATGAGTACTATGAGAGAGTTCGTGAGGATTATGAAGACGGAGGACTTGAGTTTGTAGAAGACGAAGATGACTACTAATTTTTGAATAATTTTCTATATTTAAAAGTGTAAAACGGGGGTATTTATCCTCGTTTTTTAATTTAAATTTCTTATAGATAGAACATCCAAAAATAAGAAAAAATAAAAATATATGCTCTTGTAAGCGGTTTACAAGGCAGTTAAAAGAGGTCGTTAGATATGAGAATAATTAAGAGAAATGGTTCAGAGGTTCTATTCAATTTACAAAATATAATTGATGGAGTGAGTAAAGCTAATCAGAAGGTAGACATGAGTGTTAAACTTTCTAAAGACGAAATTAAAGATATAGCAAAACGAGTTAAAGAGCGGTGTAAACAATCAATTGCTATTTTGAATACTGGAGATATTCAAAAATTGGTAAAAGATGAGATACACAAATTAGATAAAAGAGAAATTGAAGAAGTTTTTACTATTTATAGATATGAGAAAATTCAAACAGAAAGAAAGAACACCACAGATGATAAAATCATCGCTTTGTTGAATAATGATAATGAAGTTTTGAAACAAGAAAATGCCAATAAAAATCCTAAAATAATGTCAGTTATGCGTGATTATATGGCAGGGGAAGTTAGTAAAGATATCTCCAGAAGATATTTACTACCGACAGATGTTTACAATGCTCACAAAGATGGAATAATTCACTTCCATGATATGGACTATTTTGCAATGCCGATGTACAATTGCTGTTTAATAAACTTAGACGATATGCTTCAAAACGGTACAGTTATTTCTGGAACTTCTATTGATAGACCAAAATCCTTCTCCACAGCATGTAATATTGCATCTCAGATAGTTGCTCAGGTTGCTTCCTCCCAATATGGTGGACAAACAATCTCTGCGTATCACTTGAGTAAATTTGTAGAGGTAACAAGGCAGAGTATTAGAAATAGATTTAAAAAAGAGTATGAATTTTTAAAGGATGATGATATTGAAAAAATTGTTGAAAAAGAAACTTTAAAGGATATTAAAAACGGTATTCAAATTTTACAATATCAGTTAATAACTCTTCAAACAAGTAATGGTCAGACACCTTTTGTTTCTTTAAACCTTTATTTAAATGAAGCAGAAAACGAAAAAGAAAAAGAAGACTTGGCATTGGTTATTGAAGCGGTGCTTAGACAAAGAATACAAGGTGTTAAAAATGAAAATGGAACTTATTATGCAAATCCATTCCCAAAGTTAATTTATGTGCTTGAGGAGGATAATATTCATGAAGATAGTAAGTACTACTATTTAACAAAAATTGCTTCAGAATGTACAGCAAAAAGAATGGTACCTGATTATGTTTCTGAGAAGATTATGTTAAAACTAAAAATTGATAAAAATGGAAATGGAAATTGTTATCCGCCGATGGGGTGTAGAAGTTTTCTTACTCCATTTGTTGAACCTGAGACTAAAAAACCAAAATACTACGGTAGATTTAATATGGGAGTTGTTACAATTAACCTTCCCGATGTTGCCTTGAGTTCAAATGGTGATTTAGAATCTTTTTGGTCTATTTTAGAAGACCGTTTAGAACTCTGCCACAGAGCACTTAGGGTGCGTCACGAGCGTTTAAAAGGTACTAATAGCGATGTTGCTCCCATCATCTGGCAAAACGGTGCTGTGGCGAGATTAGGGGCAAATGAACCGATAGATAAATATCTGTTTGGTGGATATTCTACCATTTCTTTAGGTTATGCTGGTTTATATGAAACAGTTTACTGTCTCTCTAAAAAGTCTCTGACAGATAAAGAAGGAATAGAGTTAGGACGAGAAATTATGAAAAAACTAAATGATAAATGTCTCGCTTGGAAAAAAGCAGAAAATATAGATTATTCAGTTTATGGAACTCCTATTGAAAACACCACAGAGAAATTTGCAAAAGCACTTCAGAAAAGATTTGGGGTTGTGGAGGGTGTTTCTGATAAAAATTACATCACTAATAGTTACCATGTTCCAGTTTTTCAAGAAATAGATGCTTTTACTAAAATTCATGTTGAATCTGAATTACAAGACCTAAGTCCAGGTGGGGCAATTTCTTATATAGAGACTGCCAATATGATTAATAACCTACCAGCTATTCTTACAATTATTAAATATATCTATGATAATATTATGTATTGTGAAATTAACTGTGAATTAGACTGGTGTCATGAGTGTGGTGGAACAGGTACGATTAAAATGGAAAAAACAGATTTGGGTAAACTTATTTGGAAATGTGATAATTGTGGTAATGAAGATTTGGATAAAATGAATGTAGTTAGAAGACTATGTGGTTATTTATCCAATGCAAACGATTGTGCTCAAGGAAGAATGGAAGATATTGGTTCGAGAGTGAAACATATTTAATAACTTAAAAAGTGTTTTTTATTATAAATAAAATACGGTTAACAATTTAAATAAATAGGAGATAACCAAAATGAACAGAAAGAAAAGAGTATTAATGACAGAGAGACAGTACAGACAATTTAGGAGATTCTTGAGAGAGAGCAGTGTTCATCCATTTAAATCTTCTCCAAATGGTTTATTTGAATGGAGATATACAAATGCGTATGTAACAGATGTTGATGAAAAAACAAGAGTTGTGTATGAAGTCGCTTCTTGGTTAGAAATTAGAAACTATGAAGGTGAAGTTGAAAATTTTAAATTGTTTTGGGAAGTCACTAATGGTAAAATCAAATCCTTAGATTCATGTACAAATTATATCGAAGTGGCGAGTTCAATCGCTGACTTCTGTGAAGCTTCTAAATCGGATGTGTATGATGGTCTTGAAAAGGCGATGCTTAATTCTTTGTACTTAATTAATGCAAATATTGTGCCAAAATTTGTTGCAAATATTGACATGAGAGACAAAGATGATTATGGTTCTGGGGAACACTATAAACCTTCTCGTAATAGTCGTCGTCGTCGTCGATAAATTTTAATTTTATGTTTTCATTATAAAGGAAGTCTTTTTAAGATTTCCTTTTTTTTTATTATAAATAGAACACGGTTAACAATTTAAACATATAAGGAGTTTTAACATGCGTAATAGAAGATTTGGTAGAAGGAAAATTGATGAAGGTTTTTCTATTTATTTAAAAAGAGCGGAGAAGTTTTTATTTGAAGATAAAGATAATTTTGATGAAATTGATGATGATTTAGATAATTTTGAATATATTGATACAGACTTAGAAATAAGTAAAGTCGTTGCTGTGGAAGATTTTAGCATTCATTTTGACAATGGAGCTGAATTAACATCCGTTCAGAATTTATCTCTAGGGGTTTCCGACTATTCTTATTTAAGTTTTGGAGATAACACTCCTTCTGATATTATAGGGAGAGAGTTTGATTTATCTAAAGAATCTCAAGAGAATTCAGGGGATGGTTACAATGGTTTTTTTGAACCCATAAGAGGTTATGGAATTTTATTGAGACCTACAAATGCTCGTCCTTTTACAGTTCAGGGGATTGTTTATGATAATGATGATGGTGATGGTTATGGTCACAATACTGGAGAATTGTGGTTAGTGTTAAAAAAAGATGGAAAAATAATCAACAGATTTGATATTTCAGATTGTGTAGATTATGAAGGGGAGCACAATGAAGCACTCGCTGACCAATATTTAGGTGCAAATTAGAATATTCCAAATTACTTAAAAAACTTTATTAAAGATAAAACACCTTGGTATCACCTTGGTGTTTTTTTTTTATTCTCAAGAAGTGAAAAAATTTATCATTCTTCTCAAAGACCTTTAGTTTATTTATAATAAAAACACTTTTCTTTAAACAAAAGTTCTTATAAATACATAAGTACATTAAATATAAAGTGAGTGAGTGAAATTATTATTTTAGTTTATCAATAGAGGTTTAATATGGCAAGATATAGTACACCTGGAACCTACTTTACAGAGAATGACAATAGCGTCAGGTCTGCTGTGCAAGATGAGCGTGGAACTGGTGCAATAGTTATTAAAGCAAATAAAGGATATGTGAATCAAAGAGTTAAAGTTGGTTCTCTTTCTGATTTTATTTCTGTTTTTGGTGAAGCAGAAGAGTTGGATGATTATGGACACTTTGGTGCAGAGAACTTCCTTTCTACTTCAAACAATCTTCTTGTGGTGCGAGCTACGATGGGGGATGAGAAATATGCACAAGTTCAATTTCCTTATGAAGATGCAGAAAAAGATGATGTTTTTCATTCTGAAGATGTTGGAGTTTTTAAATTTGTAGATAACAACGAAACTTCTCAATTGGTTTTATGTGACCCTTTAGAAACAGTTATGGAAGTCTCCAGTTTAGTTAAAGATGAATGGGAAGCAGATGAATTTGACAATAGATTTTATTTAAGTACAAAGGCAAAAGGTATTACTTTTAATGATGTTTTCACCAAAGATGAAAGACAAGTTGCTGTTTTCAAAAACGAAGACAAATTAACCATGAGTGAGGATGGTGTTCGTATTCGATATGCTAGTGTTATAAACGAAGACGGAAGTATTCCTCCAAGTTCTTTTAAGTCGTTTAGTTTATTGAAGTCAGCGTGGGAATCTTCTGATAAACTTCCAAAGAGTTTGTTTGGTGATGAACCTACTGATAAAATGTATGAAGGAATAAAAACAGCTTGGAATTTAACAGGAGATGAACCTACTACTGGGGAAGAAACTGGGGAAGCAGGTTATAAGATTAATTTAACAATTCCTGATGAATTTTCTTTAAATGGTGAAGTGACTGTTGAGTTAATTGTTACCGAATCTATAAAAGGTGAAATATACCCTACGGATGATTCTACAGAATTTACTAATGTAACATGGAAAGAGTTATTTTCAAACTCTTCTTTCTATGGTTCAGAAGAAAGTAGAAATTTGACTAATGTACCTGAAGGTGCTGAGTTTGAATATGATTCGGATATTGAGTTTGTTACTGATTTAGAAATAACTCTTCCTCCTGATGTCTTTGGTAAACAAGTTGTTTTTGCTAACAATGTTGACAAATATGGTAATGTAATTTCTATGTTTGATAAATTGGTTTTTACTGAAGAATCTTGGAATTCCGAAGAAAAGTTAAATAAGAATTTATTTACAATTGGAAAGATTCCTTACATAGGAGTAACTTCAAATGGTTTCAAAGTCAATATAACAGTACCTAAGACCGAGACTTTAAATAATCAAAATGTAAATGTTTCTCTTTGGGTAACTGAAGAAGTGAAAGAAAAGATATTAGATAGTGATATAACTTGGTCTGAATTGTTTGATGATTCTTCTTTTTATAAAGCAGAAAATACAGATGTGACTTATTTGGAAACATTTGATATAAAGAAAATCAAATTTTTAGATTGGGATGACTGTAAAACCAAAACTCATTATGTAAGATTGTCAGATATAGAGGACACTACTGGTGAAGTTGTTGGAATCTCTTTTAGAGAATATGGTCTCGCTGATAATATGGAAACCTTGGTTTATGGTGAGGAAACAGACACTCACAAATATGAATTGATTTCCACTACAGGAACAGATTCTGAGACAATTGCTTTAGTAAAAGAAATTGCTGAAGAGTATGGTATAGAAAATATTGATGTAACCAGTGAAAAATATAAAGTGTTAAAATATATTGATGCTTTTGCTGGATATGTCAAAGATGATATAGAGGATGCTAATTCAAAGTTCATTTATAAACTTATTTTCACAGATTCCTTTAAAGAAAATAAAGACCTGTTTTGGGTTTATTCTAAGAAGGATTCTAATAAAATAAGTATTGAGTCTGTTTACATGGCAGATAAACCAGAACCAATTGTTTTTGCTTGGCAGGAGGGAATGGTAAAACCTACGGCAGATTTGGTAGACCCTAACAATAATAAACCAATCAACAACATCACAGCATTTCCTACTTCGGAAGTTTTGAGTGATGTGAGTGGAAAGTATAAAGATGGATATACCATGACTATAGATTCCGATGATGAAGTTGGTAATGGTGATATTGAACGATACACAAGCAATAAAAACAATCAATTGATAATATGTAGTCACTCACCTGGGAAATTTGGAAATGATATTGGGGTTTCGATTATAACCACAGACTGTGCGGATATTCCTGCTCTAAATCACCAGAATGCTTTTAACTGGAAGTATAAATACGATGATGCTGATTTAGTTGATGCTGATAGTCCTTTAACTGATTTCACTTGGAAGAAAGTTTATAGGATAAATGTTTATGTGAAATCGAAGTCTCAGACTGCTGAATCTGCATGGGGTTCTGGAACAGATGCTTTATTAAAAGACCCAATTGAATCTTGGTATGTTTCAAATGACCCAAGGGCAAAAGACTCTGAAGGTAACTCTTTATTTGCTCCAAATGTTATAAATGGACGGTCTGAGTTTATTTATGTTTCTCGGTCTTCTGTGAACTCAGCAATGACGAACACTGGAGAATTTGCAAAACCTATTCAGACTTATTCTATATATGGTTTAACTGGTGGTGCAAACTCTAAAAAGAATAACATCAGTGAAAAGACTTCTGCTTTGAAGTTATATGAAGATGCAAGGAAAGCGGAGTTTGACTTCTTGTTTAATGTTGAGGCAATTGATACTTTCAATGGAAGACAAAGATTTGCTTCTCACCAAAATGAGATAGCAAGGATTGTTGGTGATAGAAAAACAGAAATTGCTTTAGTACAGGTAACTAGTAAAGAAGCAAGAACAATTCGCCGTAAGATTTCTGAAGCAAAACAGTTCTCTTTCAAAAATGCATCTTATGTTGCTCAGTATGCTGGATATGACAAATATTATAGTTCCTCATTGTCCTCTTGGGTATATTTACCAAAGTCAGTTGCAGGTGCTGTAGTAATGGGTAATGTCTTTAGGTATCATTATGTTTGGAATGCTCCAGCTGGTATTGTAAGAGGAACTATTGATTACACAAGAGGTCAATTGGGAGGTCATTTAAGTGATGATGAGATTGGTCAATTGTATGATATAAATGTTAACACTTCAAGAAATACAAGTGCTTATGGGGAATCTCTTCATGGACAAAAAACAGCGTTGAAGAAAAACTCTGTTTTAAATAGAATCAATGTTAGAAACCTTGTTAACTATATTAAAAAGGAAACTAAAAACATTACCGACCCATTTGTGTTTTCAGATGGAACAGAAAATAACTACTCTGCTCTTCAAAATATTATATTCTCCTTTTTAGGAAGAATAGAATCTGCAGGAGGATTGAGGTATAAGAATGTAAAAGTTATTGAAGACCCAAAAGAAGAAAATTCTATTATTGTTCTTTTAACAATAAGACCTACCGAGTCTATTGAGTTCATTGAAGTTAGATTAAATATATCAAGGTCTGGAATAACTTCTTCAGAAGAGAATGTTTATGTTTAATTAGAATATGAGACATTTATTTAAATATTAATTCACAAGATATGACGAAAGTCATATCTTTTTGTTTTTCTATAATAATTAGTTGATTTATGACCATTTGTGGTTTTTATTACTATATTTAAAGTTATGGAAAACAATATAGATAGAATAATTAAACAGTGTCAAACTTGGGCAGTTGAAAATTTAGGAAAAGACTTCGTTTTTAGAAAATATCAGTTGGAGGCGACAGTTGCTGTTGTGAATAATGTTATTAATAACACAAAAGCACAGGCAATAAATGCTCCCACTGGTTCTGGGAAGTCTTTAATAGGATTTATTTCTGCAGGTGTTCTTTGGAAATATTATGGAAAGCAGTCTTATATTTTAGTATCAGACTTAAGTCTTTTTAAGCAGTGTGAAGATGAGATTAAACAATATAACTTAGGTTGGGGATGTTTAAAGGGTAAAGATAATTATATTTGTAGGTTAAACGGCAATACAATGAATTCTTCAGAGTGTGCTATAAATAAAGTTAATTTTAATAATTTGGTTAATCCTAACAAAGCGAGCAGTCACGGGTATCCATGTGCTGTTGATTGTGAATATGTTCAAGCAAGAAATTTAGCTTTAAAGTCTCCAGTGACTGTGTTAACTTATCAGTTATATTTAATTCATCGTAATTCCATCTATTTAAAGTTTGAAGGAAAAGCAAAAGCTGGTTCGACTCCAGAAATATTCCCAGAAAGGGATTTGGTTATATGTGATGAGGCACACAAAATTCCTGATATAATTCAGTCTCACTTCTCACCACAGATTCCTTTTGAAGTTCCGAGTTATATAAAAACTTTAAATAAATGGATTGAAGACGATGGAAGAACTTTACCTGATTATAAGTTTTTTGAAAGTTTAGTTGAAAATATAAAAGAGGAAGAGAGCAATATTCACATCGTAAGAATGCTTGATAAATACCGTAAGTTAGAAGTTGAATATCTGGATATAATAAGTGAATTAGAAAAAGATTCCAAAACAGATAGTATAAAATATATGAATGCTACCAATGCTTTAAAAATGTCAAATAGAAAGTTGTCTGATTTTCTTGACTTGGTTAATGTCCTTGGAGAAGCTATTGCTGTTAAGACGGTTAATGAAAAAAGTATTACTATAAATTGTACTTATGAAGGAAAAATGATTAATAAAAACTTCCATGCTGTTAGTAAGTCAGAAATGTTTATGAGTGCTACGCTTGGGAACTTTGATACTTACAAAGAAATTCTTGGTCTTGGACACTTGGATGGTGATAATTGGAAGGTTTATGAATTACCGAGTACTTTTGATTTTTCAAAAAGTCCTATATACTATAGTACAAAAAACCCGATGACTTTTAAGGAAAAAGATAAGTCCTTCCCTGAAGTTTTGAAGCAAATTGAAACAATAACCAATAACTATAATGACAAGAGAGGAATTATACAAACAGGAAGTCATGAGTTTACAAAGAAACTTATTGAAAGTTCTTCTCCAGAGTTGAGGAAGAGAATGTTATTTTATAGTGTTTCAAAAGAAAAAGACTCAGCGGTTAAACGATTCCTTTCAAGTGAAAATGGAATACTTGTTGGAGCGAGTTTATTAGAAGGATTGAGTTTTGACGGTGATAAATGCAGATTTTCTATAGTTATGAAACTTCCGTACGCTTCCCTTGCTAATAATTTAATTTCTGTTAAAAACAAACTGAATCCAAAATGGTATGGATATGACTGTATTTCTAAACTAGAACAGGGAATAGGTCGAGGTGTGAGGTTTGACGGAGACTGGTGTGTTAATATAATTTTAGACGGTTCTTTTGCAAACCTTCTTCGATTTAATAGAAATTTATTTAATAAAGATATATTAAAAAGATTAGTTAAAATTCCTTAAAAATTATATATTTTCACTCTTTATAAATACGATATAGAGGAGTGAGAATAATATGCCACATTTTAAAGACCCTACATCGCCAGAGAGTATAAACAAACAAGAACTTTCCAATTTTATGAAAAATGGGAGAATACAAAACATTCCCCATTTGAGAAGTTATATTAAAAATATGTTAGGTGCTCCAGTTATTTGCATTGAAATTTCTGATGAGCAAATAGACAATATTATAAGAGACACTATTCAATATATTCAAAGATATTATTATGACGAGGGAAGTTATTCCGATTACTTAATTTTAGAATTAATTCCAAATGTTACAAAATATAAAATAGCTCAGGATTTAGAAGCAGTTGTTGATTTTAGGTCTTCAAACTGGTTGGGTTCTATAAACGATTTATTTACAGTTCCACACAATTTATTAAATAATCAAACTTTAGGAATGAATATGATAGGTGGTACCTTTGGTAATAATGCCTATGGTGGAGTTTTAGGTAATTGGACGGCGACTTTAACTTGGATGAAGGAAGCAAGGCAGATGTTTGGTGAACACTACACTGTCAATTATAATGAAAAAGAGAAAGAATTAACAGTGTTGCCTTCTGTTAGAAAAAAGACAAAAGGGATGATACAGGTTTATAGAAGACAAAGAATTGAAAAAATATTTAATGACTTTATGTTTAAAAAGATGGTTGTTGCAAAAACTGGAATGGTTTGGACAAATGCTTTAAGGAAGTACTCTTTAAATATTTCTGGTGGTGGAACCTTAAATGCTGATTCTTTATATAGTTCTTATAAAGAAGATTATGATTGGTGTATAGATAAAATTGAAGGAGAATCTCCAGTTGGAATTGTTATGACGGTTGGGTAATGAGTTGGGTAATAGGAGAAAGGTAATTATATGATTAAAACTATTTATTTGGATATGGATGGAGTTATTGTAGACTTCTTAAAAGGAGCAAAAGAGTATAATGTAATTAAAGAAAATGGAAAAATAGACTGGAGAACTCTCGAGAGTATTGGTTCTTCTTTTTGGGAAAATTTAGATTGGTTGGATGGTTCAAAAGAGTTTTATAAATGGTTGTTGACCTTTTGTGAAAGAAATAATTTAGATTTGTGTATACTGACGGCAATACATCTCGACGAGGGTAAGCGAGGAAAAATGAAATGGTTAAGCAAAAACTGTCCTGAGATTCAAAATAAAAATATTTATATAGTTCAAAACGGTAGTAAAAAGAAGAAGCATGCTACAGAAAGTTCTTTATTGATTGATGATTTTGGTAAAAATGTTGAAGAGTTTATTATTGCAGGTGGTCATGCTATTAAATTCACATCTCCCAAAATTGCAAAAGAATCTTTAAATGGTATTATTTTATAGGTCATTATCATGAGCAATAAATTCAATTCAGAGTTTTCTAAAATATTTTCAAATTCTTGTTCTGTAGAAAACACAGACTGGAATGCTCCAAGATATTTCGATGGATTGGAAAACGAGTGTTACGATTCCGAGACGGCATTGTTGTCTTCACTCACAAGTGAGGCATATTCACAGTTTGGATTTACTGTTCAATATTTTATTAAAAAGATTTCCACAGAAAGAGATAAATTATATGGTGAAGATGTTTTAGAGAATGTTGAAAGAAGATTTGAATTGAGTGTTTATACTGGTGATGTTCCTCACCTTCAAAAAATTTATAAAATGCAAGGGATGGACTATATAGAAGTTATAAGTGTCCAAGCGACTATTAAACACTTTAAAGAAGCGTCTCAAATTGATTATGTTACTAAAGAGAAGGTATGGAAAGAAGTTGTACCTAAAATTGGTGATATAATGTATTTAGAATGGTGTGATTTATATTATGAAGTGGTTAATGTTAAAAAATTCGGTGAGGGTAGTACCTTCCTTTCTGTACCAATAACTTATATGTTTAATTTAAGAGTTTGGAGAAATTCACATGAGAGTGTTGATTTAACAGATAAAAACCATGACCCGATGGAATACCTTTCGAATTATGTTAGTTTATCCGAAACTTTTAATTTAGAGAGAAAGTCATCTTTGACTAAATTTGAAAACAATGGTGAGGTTCAAGAAGAAGAATTAAAGACAAGTAATGTTGATTCTAAAAATGATAGAATGTCTATAAATGAATTTTTAGAAGATAAGCAAAAGAATGAAATTGGATTAGATGAAGATATTTTTGGAGGATGGTAAATATGGCAATTGTTGATGATATGAATAATGAACATGAGGTGGTAGAGTGGAATCGAATGACTATTGCTGATGGACAATGGTTAAACGATAAAGCAATAAAACCGTTAAAAGAGAGAACTGAATTGTTAGCTGAGGCAATTGGTGAAAAGGTAAATATAGATACTTTTAAGGAAGATGTTATTAATGGTGGATATGAATTAGACTCTGGAGGAGAATTAATTCCTATTACATTAGAAAATCTTAATATTTCTGAAGCAATTGAGGAATTAAATAAATTAATTTTATATATTATAAATAAGTAGAGTTAGCATTGTATATGGAAGTTTATTAAGTTTTTATTAACCATTCTTTCATATTTTTAATTTTATAAAAATGTATTTTTAAGGAGAATAAAATCATGGATAGAAAAAAAATGGAAAATTATTTAAATACGGTTTCTAAATTATTAAACGAAAGTGAAAATGAGAAAGAAATTATTAATCCTGAAGAAGGCGGTTTGGATGAATTACTGGATGATGTCGAAATAGAAGATATCTCCGACGAAGGCGACTGTACCTTTCCTTGCCCAGTTTGTGATGGAGATGGGGAAATACTCGATGAGGACGGAGAAAGCGTCTCCTGCGACGAGTGTGGCGGAACTGGAGAGGTTTGTGAGGACGATGCTGTGTATGACTTTGACCCAGAGATTGGAACCTGTCCAAACTGTGGTGCAAACCTAAATGTTATTGAACCTGAGGAAGATTCTTTAGTTGAATTAGATGATGAGTTTGATGATGACTTCGATGATGATTTCGATGATGATTTAGATGATGATTTAGATGATGATTTCGATGTTGATTTAGATGATGAATTAGATTATTAAATTTAATTGAGAAGTTGTGAATTATATCACAGCGGACATTTAAAAAATAAAAAGATAGAATTAACCTTCTATCTTTTTTGCACTTTTGTTGAAATATGAAAACTAGAGAGAAAATATATTAGATGCTTATTTTTATCACTATTTTAATAAAATTGTTTTATATTTAATAAAAATCAAATTAAATGCCATAAAAAGCACATAATCGGAGCGAACCAAAATTCAAACGGTGTCGGTAGGTTTGTGTCTCTCCCAGTGAAGACGGAACTGGAATAAGGGAGAATTCGTCGAAGGATGGTCATTTAACAAATGTCCAACATGCCATTGAAGGTTTGATATCATATCAGTCTCGAGAATCGGTCAATCGCTCGGGTTAAGGGTATCAGTAATTATTCCTCTTTCAAGTCAGACACGCTCAGAGTCAAAATGAAGAGACAAGATGTGTTGAAGATAGAAAAGTCTGCTTAGGCATTCTGTCTTCACACTAGATATCAAATGAAGAGTTATGTACAACACATCATTTAACACATACTTAAATTAATAGTAATTACATACAGAATTGAATCTTAATACACATTAAATTACATCAATTACATTCATTAAGAACATTTAATAAAAGTTATAAATACATTATACTCATTACAAATGTGTTTATTAATTTTTGAAGAGGTAATTATTGTATGGGATTAAATTCTATTTGGAAGAATGATTTTTATAATACACCACCATTACCAGTATGGTCTTATGAAATAGATTTCACTGGATTTGGTGATTTTAAATCCTCTAGTATATTAAATAAAGCAATAATTTCTGTACCATTTCCAAAAAGAG